AATTTTCAAGGCTATGGTCTCCGCCGCTAACACGCGGAATTATGTGATCGATATGCATTTGACCTTCATCTGTATTGCAAATGGCACAGATGCGTCCATCTCTAGCAAATACACGCTGCTTATGGACTCTGTATCTTCTATGGTTTATATTCTCTAATGCCAATTGTAGAGTCTCCAGTGATCGTAGGCTAGGCATGGTTCACCATACCTTGAGCCAATATAGTCAAGACCCCATCGTACCTGAGTCCAACCATCTTGGTCTCTTAACCACTCACTGTTACCCTGTGGTATTCCATAATGTGAACCATTAGAAGCTAATGGATTCCATGCACTCTCTTTACCATATAACTTTAATAAGCAATTGTATTGTTTATAGTTAAAGTCTAATAGATATAAGGCATATTCTTTATAGCTTATATATTCTTTATGAGCTTCTGTAGAACCTGCATTAGGCATTATGCATAGCAGTGTCCCAATAACTACTGCTAGCACCCCCCGAGCTATTCGCTTCGGCGGCTCGGGCTGAACGCCTGATGCGTTCTGCTTGCAAAGTGTATCGTGCGTGTCAAATTCATTTATATAAGTGCTGGTCAGATCGGCGTTTCGCATTGGATTAACTCCTTTGTTGAACCCTGTGGATAACTAATTAGCCCATTTAATAGAAGATTGTTCACCATGATTGAAAGTCATAATGATTGAATGAAAGCTAGAACCTTTTTTAATTGATCCAAATTCGTCAAAGTAGGAAATTCTGCGAGCTGGCATGTAGATAAGAGGATAGCCATGCTCTGCATACATTGAATGACGCTTGACTCCACCCATAGCGTCTATCGGCATGATTAGGACTGATTTGACGCCATAGTCATAGACTCGCTGGATGACTTTGTCTTTAATGCTAAATGGTGGATTGGTAATTATGTAATCACAATGATAATTAGCATCTAAGAAGTTGTCCATGCCATGCAAGACAATGTGTCCATGATCCTTAAGAGTCTTGACAAACAAGCTGTTATCTGAATCAAAAGGGCATAAAATTACTGATTGAGGCTTAGGGTCAAGTAACCCAATAGCTAGATTGACAGTGTCTTGGCTTGTGTACCATTCGTCCGAATAGACATTCTTAGTTATTCCATTCAATGTCAATCTTTACCCCATCCCTTGCCCTTAAAGTGAATTGGATTAGCTGATATAACCTTTGCCATCGGTTCATTACAATAAGCGCATAAAATCATTGGTCGATTGTTCCATCCATGATGGACTTCTTGACTAAGATTGCATCTGGCGCATTTGTAATCGTAGGTTGGCAAGTGAGGCACCTCTGTATCATGTAAGACCCACAAGCTGTGCAGCGGTCAATATCTGCCTCTGTAGGTTCGCTAGTAATGTGACCGTATTTTAATATGAGTAGTGGCAATAGATCCTCAAGTCGGATGATGCAGGCATAGTCCGCTGCATTTTCAGCTTGTCCGTTGAGTCGAATGATTGCAAAGCCCAATTCCCCCGAAATGGCTGTGCGAGCCTTCAATTGCTTTAAGTACGCTAACGGTTGAAATCCAGCGCGGGCTTTGATTTCTGCGTCAAACGGTACATTGACAATATCTTTGCCACTACCCCTTCCCACACATGCGCCTGCCCACACAGTCGATAGGTACTGTGCAACAACTCGCTCTGTGCGGAAACCTCTGTGTTTTCTTGCTTGACTAGCCATTAACTGCTTTACACTTGATGCATTGCCATGTGACAACACCATTGACAGGTTCAGATGCTATGTCCTGCAAATCTCTGATCTGCACTGGCTCGTTGCACAGTTGACATGGTACAAAGGCTGACATTAAATCAAGCCATTCACCATTAATCTTGATTCCGACGCTTCCCATTATACTCTCGCTTTCTGTGGTTGCCATTTTCCTGCGCTATTAATTTCATACCAAATTGCAGGGCATTTGCCCTCATAACCTGCATGTCCTAAAGCTGTGCATTGATAAGCAGCCCAATCTTTCCCAGTCTTTGTGCTGTGTCCAGTTTTCCAAACCATGCTTCCATGCGCGCATTGCGGCACTTCAGCAGCTTCAGATGTACCGATGATCGCAGCTACATTCTCTATTGCTTTCTCCAGAGTTTGTGGTGCATCTACTACCTTCATGTATTCATTGACTGGAGTAGTCCAATAATCCTGAACATCTGCAACAGCAGGCTTAGCAGGCTTTTGTGCTACTACCTTTTGCATCTCCTCGCGACTTGCTTTGTGCTTGTCTATCCCAATATTCGCGTTCGCACATGCAATACCAATTGCAGAAGTAGCTCCGTTTTCCAGCGCAAAATCTTTATTGACGCCCCTGTCTGTAATAACCTCATTTGCAAGCCCAGTCGAGAATGGCTTCGTATCTTCCATACTCCTATAAAGCCTTGCAGCAACGATAAAACGCTTATCAGACCATTCAAGTATTTCAGTTTCAATACGCCCATTTGGATTCCTTTTCCAGAATTCGATAATTCTTTCTCTAACTGTGGTGTATTCGTCGAGATTAAACATAAAGTTCATTCTCCTCAGTAGCCAATTCGCCCATCAGTGCAATATAAGCGGCTCCGTCAATATAGTTATCGGCTTTGTCTGGATTGCCTGTTGTAGCTCTAGCGATCTTGATAAGCGCGAGTATTCCGCATACTTGATAATCTGTGACTGGCATTTGTAAGTATGCTGAGATAAGCATCGCGGCGTGTTGCATGTTATCCGCAGGATGACCGTAGTCGTTGAGACCACGATCTTGGATGATGTCAGTTGCACTTTGTAAGATTTCGCTATATTTCATTCTTCCCAAAATTCCTGTCTGCTAAGGGATCGACCCCGATGCCAACCCTCACGGATACCTCGTTCTTTGCCGAGTCTATACGCATCAAAGGCTACAACGCTCATGCTGATAAAGATTCCAATGATACAAATTAATAGCATCTTGTCTTGGTTGCTCATTACTTGACCGCCCTTAATTTTGGATAGTGACCATTAAATTCCACAAACTCCTGCAATGTCACTGCACTTTTATATTCATTGCAATCTGTGCAGACCATTGTGGCAGTCATGTCAAAACTGCAATACAGGCAGTAATATTTCTCAACTGCTGGTGTGTAATAGACCTCGATTGTAGCCATTATGCGCTCACCGCCATCTCGTACATATCATAGTTAGTCAGTAGAATGTAAGACTCCATGTTGTCATCGTATGATTCTTCAAACGCATGACCATTATCTTCTAAGAATGTTCTGGCTAGGATTAAAGCAGCTGCTGAATCTACCCAATAGCAGACAGCCCAATCAAAAGAGACTTTATCTAAAAAGCGATCTGACTGGATTTCCCAGTCATTACCTTTCCATCCCATAGCTGTGTCTGTTAGTGCATCAAAGTCTTTTGCTGTGATCTTCATTTTTGTACCTATCTGTAGCGATGCCCTCGATCGCTTACAGAATTAGAGTCTCACGCTGGTAGGACATCGTCAAGCATATTTAGGTAACGAAACGATAACGATTTACTGGTACAACTTCCCGTACAAAGTAAATGATCCGTCCTTGTTAATAGGCACAAGCATAGGAGAAACTCGATCTCCATGAGTCTCGATCACTGCCACGCTCATCTGCCAATTAGCACTGCCAGCCTTCAAATAAGAGGCTTTCTTCTTGTCCATGACATTCCCAGCCTCTAAGCCCCATAAAGTCCTGTATGAGGCTCCTATGCCCTCTGTGAAGGCACTGATACCTGCTCTATGGGTGTGACCACAAACCACAGATTTGCCAAACTTACGCGCTAGACCAAGAGCTGTCAGTCCAGCATTAGTGTTCATCGATCCTTCGTCACCATGCACTAAAACCCAGCCTTTGTGGAATTCATAGGGCTTTTTGTGGAAACGAATCCCCAAGTCATTGAAGCCCATAAAGTTGGAGTAGTCGAGTTCTGGAAGTCCGATGAGGCTAGGAGCCCCTCTAACGAGAGTGTGGTAAAGACGATCGGTATGGTTGGATCTAGTGATATCGGTGGTTCCCAAATCCCAGAGGATGTTTTGAGCCAGACTTCTGTCTGCATCTAATTGCCCCTCATACTCTAGGTGAGTGCCCTTAGCCCACTTGGATTGACTTTGCATGTCTAGCTCATCGCCTGTGTTTAGGACAAGGTCAAACTTCTCACGCTTTACTAGCTTGATTAAATTCTTTACTGCTTGCTCATGATGAAACGGAATTTGAAGGTCACTGATGACCAAGTACCTTTTCTTCTGGCTGCTAGTCATCATCCTCATCTTCGTAATCACCGAACCGTTCTGGTTCGATTGGATCTGGCAAAATCCATGCAGGGTAAGCAGATCGTTCTACAATGATGCCTAGAACAGTCTCCTCATCAAAGCCTGCTCGCTTTAGACTCTGAGCGAACTCATACATCCCAATGCAATAAGCATCAAGAGCTGAGTAATCTTGCTCAACTAGATTCTTAGTCGCTTTTCTTGCCATGACAAAATTATCGCTCTAGAAGTATGTTGTAGATCTCATCGACACGCGAATTGAGTCGCTTAATTTCACCAAGCAGATGCGTGATGACATAGCCTGATAGACCACCGATGATGCCAATGGTCGCTATGTAAAGAGTGAAGAAGTCTTGCTGTGTCACTTCTTCAAGCCTAGAGCAGTATCGTTTGCGTTTAAGTATCGCAAAACTGGTGGAAGAATTGAGGCTACGCCTGCTGCAATCAGAGCTTTAGGATCTGAAACTCCAGCGGCTGCCATGCTAATTACTGCTACTAAAAAGGCTCTTGCCCAAGATCCTGCTGCTGTCTTTAATTCATTCATTACTGGCTCCTAACATAGGTACTTGAAAAAAAGCCCCATCATCGTCAGCTTCTTTCGCAAACGAGATGTGACAGTGGTGGTTGTGTTTGTTTGAGCCCTCGTACAAACGCCATGCCCAAGCCTTTTTGCTTGAGGCGATACGACCATCAAAGATAATGTAGGTAATGCGTCTTTCTTTTTTAGACTTGCATAAGAGACGAATCTGATCTGCAAGATCTGGCATGAGGTCTG